ATTCATCCCAAACCGCATCTGCTATACTCTGTGTATCTATATTTACATCCTGTCCTTCCCAACTACCACTACCGTGATTGGAAGATAGAAGGTTGTCTATATCGCTAGCACTTACATCATTTAGTACTCCTTTGTCATTTACTCTAGCCTGTATGTTACTTCCATCAAAAGTCATCTTATCTGTTTGTGACTTAATATCTGTTGTTTGTCCTAGTATCTGTGTCAACATCTGTTTTTCTGTTAATTGACTGGTATATAAATCCCTGTATTCAAACGGTAATCTTATTGTATCTATATATGCACTACTACCACCAGTTTCCTCTATCTTTATTGCTATTACCTCATTCCCAAATCCCATATATCCAGATTCTGTTCCCCAGTTAGTGTCGTTCAAATCTTTCCAACTACTCCAAGATTGTCCACCATCTTGAGATATTGCATATTGAATAGATAAAGTTCCACTCTTTGTTATAGATACTCCACTTCTTCCTGCTACAAATGATACTGGTTGAACATAGAGATTTACACTACCATTAGCATTTATGTTTATTCTTCCATTAGTTAAATCCCAATTAGCATTGTTAAGCACGAAGTAATCTGTGTTATCCTTGTTATATGGATATTCAAATTCCCAGTATATCTGTCCGTATTTATTGCTTTCATCAGTACAAAAGATAAGAGGCTCATACTGATTACAGGGTGCTGGTATTGTCAGAATACTGTCTGCTATTATCTTACTTTCTGCTGTCATATTCATATTGTTAACTCTTAATCCAGAAGGTTGTATCTCCAACTGACTACCACCATAATTCACTATTTCTATCCTGAATCCCTCTACCTGTTTCCATTGATACTTACCTAAAAAGAGTTTGCAATATCCAGTAGTATTGTTACAATCTACATACAAAGTACCATTAGAAAACCAGCTAGCACATATGAGTATATTACTTGTTCCTTTGTATCTATAATACAAACTAGCACTGTCATAGAAGTAAGCATAAAGGGTATAATATGTTTCTACATCTACTACTGCATTGTCTTGTATAACATCACCAGAAATAAAAGCATAATTGAATAATCTATTAGATATATCATTTGCACTCTTTATTATCATAGTTACATTATCGTATAAATGAGTATCACCAAATAAATAGGTTGCATAAGTAGTTTGAGTATATCCAGAATAATCTATATAGATTGTTCCTTCTCCATAAACTCTATTTACAGCGCCTCCAGGATAATTGGTATTTATGTCTCGCATATTCGTATACTTTAGATAACTATCAGAATGTAGATAAACAGTATTATAGTAGAAAGTCCTGCCACCATAATCATCTATCCAGATGTTCTTAAGGTGCATAGGATAATCACCATATTCTCCCTCATATACTGCGTATACTCTAAAAGCACCGTAATTGCTTTTAGCCTTGTATATCTTTAGATAGTCTATTTCTCCTTTACATTGTTTTACCCTCAAATATGCCATATCTACGCCACTGCCATATATCTTACACCAGTTGCTGGATGTTCCCTGTATTTCTACTTCACAATAGGTTTGCATATAGATATAAGCACCTGAAGCCGTGATAGCTATCTCTGCACTACCATTAGTATCATCGCTAGTCATAGTGAGTTTGCCACCTAGAGATGTCCAACTACTACCTGCATTGCCTATTATATTACCTGCTACTGTGAGTTTATTCCCAGCAGTTATATCAAGCCAACCACCTACGTTTATTGTTACAGATTTAGCCTCACAGCTAGCAGTATCCACAGTAACGTGATGTGCTATCACCACATCGTCGTTGATAGTGGGAACACTACCAGTATCCCAAACAGAAGCATCACTATAGTTTCCATCTTTTACTGATGTCGCCATTAGCTACCTCTCCTTCTCCTACCACTGTATGGACAAGCTTGCCCTGCCTGTCTCCTTCTACCTATACCACCATAAACTCGTCTTTGATAACTTCCCTTATAGGGTCCGCTTCCATCTCTACGTCCAGGTCTTGAATAACTCATCTCTATTCTCCTTAATAAAGGGTTAGTGTTTGGACTAGTCATTGTGTTGCCTCGTGAAGTTGACTAGCCTTAATAATTATATCCTCTATCTTATCTCGTTGCTCCTGTGGTATCTTGTCTTTTATCTTCTCATAAAGGTCTTCACTCTGTAATACTGCTAAAGCACCAAAGCAAGCACTATGCATTTGCAATATTGCATTATCACAGGTCTCTGCTATATGTTCTTCAACAGGATCAAGATTGCTCTTGTCTATTATCATCGCCATTTTCATCCCTCCTGTAAATTCCTACTTTCATAAGATATATCTTTAAATCTGCTAACTTATCGCATACGGTATTTATTACCATCCTGTTGTGCTTCACTTTAATCTCAAGATTCATAAAAGCCTTGAGTAAAATAATATCTACAATTATCAAAAGCATCATAATCATAATTGTTAAAATAAGTATCCCATACACCTTACATCCCTTTTTTGTTTATAAACCATCCTGTTAACATACCTAATATACCACATAAAAACGCTAATGCTTTGTCTGTCCAACGGTTATTGAGTTTGTCTATCTTCTGGTGCAATAGTCTTATGTCTTCTCTCATATGTTCCTCTAACTTATCAATCCTTTCGTGTATCATCTTAAAAGCCTCATCGTGAAATTCACATTTTCCAGCCATTATGCCATCCTTACTAAATCAATGGTTACAGTAAAACTATCTCCATCATTACCCTCTATAGTCCAGTGCATATATTGTCCATTATCTCTGTCTACATAGACTAATGGAGTAAGCTCTACAAAATTACTAGCATCAGTTTCCTCTGTATCATAAGCCAGTTTAGTCCTAGCATCATCGTCATAGAGTTTAAATCTCCAATTGCCACTAGCATTAGCATTTATCTCTATCCTTCGTATAAGACAGATATATCCTGCTTCTATGTTCTGATTAACAGAAGTCCCTGAAAGAGTTACTGTAAATGTTATTTGCTTATCATAATCACCATAATATTGTGGTTCTCTCATAATACCCTCACATAATCAAATTCTAATATTGCTAATTGTTCTTCATCTGTATTATTGGTAATAATTACTTCTAATTCACCTTTCTGTTCACTATCAAAATGAAACTGGATACCCTTCTCTATCAGATAACCAGCTCCATATATCCACCTGGTATATTCTCCATCATATATTCTCATAGTCTTCATTTTAGTATCCACACTCCTTTATAACCAGCGTTATTTGCTCCTGCTACCAATATACCCGGTCCCAATAATACTTCAGAACCATCGTATATTCCATTGGGAGAATTACCACCAAGATGATCATATATTCCTGTAAGAGATTTACTATTCTCTGTATCGTATGTAAACAGATACCAACTACTATCAGCATCAAAGTTTCCTATACAGACTACTCTATCATTACCACAGGTTATCCAACTATTACCCGCTTTTAAAGAAACATATCCAGTGCTACCTGTATCTGTCTTATACACTTTTACACTACTCATAAGAAATTCACCTAAGATACTACCATCACTCACATCTATAACAAGTAAGTCCACATAGTCATTTGAGTCATTACCCACAAGATATAGTATTCCATTAGTCTCATCTAAAGCCGTTCTACTAGCACTGCCAATAGGAAATTCAGAAAGATTATTGAAATTGCTTACTGACTTCTGCCACAAAACAGATTTATCAGGATAAGTTATAGCCTTTACATTTTGTCTATCAGTGGTAATACAATAAAATATACTCCTGCTATGATCTATTGCAAGCAAGTAATGATCAGATAACCATACACTCTCTGTTCTACTTTCTCCTAGAGGAACAAACTTACTATAATATATAGCAGAACCGTGATTGCCAAATGCATAACCATCGTAGATAAAATGGTCATAACCCACCTTGTAAGAACCGCCCCACATCTGTGCGTTTTCATCAAATCGTATTATAGAAGAAGACCAGCAACCATAGACATACCCATCATATTCCCACAAAGGTCCTCCCATATAACTGTTTCCAGACTGGTCTGTATATAGATGTTCTCCGTTCTCTTTACTATAAGCTCTTAGTTTCCAGTCATTGTCAGTTATGTATAGTCTGGTATCACTGGCTCCCCTACCGCCATAACTATACACATACCCATTAGTTATTGTAATAGCTTTATCCCAGATAATATTGCCTTTATGATCCATTTTTACCAGATGAAGTTCATCTCCATATCTATAATTGAACCAGACATAGTTCTCATCCACAGATAAAACCTCTATATAACTATAATCATCCTGATTAGCAGGAGTCCATAATCTTGTCCATATTTTGTATTTCCTCAGACAGTATCCATTATTGGAAATTGTATCATAATAGGCTACTCTCCTACCATTATGATGTCCAGTTACTACAAAACTGTCCTTACTAGCATTGAAAGAGATAGAGAGATTGGGATTATCTATATCAGGATTAATAATATATCCTGCATTGCCTATACGCTTAAATTTAAGAGTAACAGAGGAATTAGCAGGTACTGACACTTTTGTCCTGATATGAGTAATAGCTCTATCAGAATGAGGCAATACCATCTCCAGACTACTCTCGTGTTCTTGAGTGTCATAGTCCTGTGGATAGCCAAATATGCCATCCACTACCTGATTACTTATATGCATCCCGTCTATTACTATCCTGTTACTCATACTAACATCGCCCAAAAGAAACTTTCCTCATTATTAGAACTTATCTCTGCGTCTGCTCCTGTATCCTGCCAGCAATATACTGCCAGTTTATCGTCTTTATTGCACTTTACCAGTCCAATAAGTGGTAAAGCACATACGCCCACTTCACTTGAAGAAATACCCTGAGGTTGTATTACTCCTTCCAGTAGTGTTTGGTTATCGTTTAATCGTCTTATCTGTGTTATTAAAGTATATCCGTCTATATTAAATTTTGCTCTTACCTGTGCACATACCAAGTAGATTCCAGAAGTTGTTATTTTTATAGCGTAATTAATATTATCTAATTCTAAGCCTTTCTGTATGTTATCAGTTACACTATTAAAAGGCATTTTAGTATAACTATTTGATGGCAATGATGCACTTCCCAAATTCAACACTATATATGCTTTTGCAGAAACAGATGGATTATATATAAACATTTTAACCTCCTTCTATAAATACTACGTCTGTATTAGCACTGGCTATACCATATACTGCTTCTGTAGTAATACACATTGGAGTTAACATAATACTACCACCATTAGCATTAAGTCTGATACCCTTATTCATCTGTGCAGCAGTTCCAAAAGCAAGATATACTGGATTATCACCATTATTTACTATACAGAGAAACCTTCTTCTTAAGTTTGCATTACATATCAAAGTAGAACTAGTTCCCACAGTAACAGAAGAAGGACTTCCCATATTTACTGGTATTACTCCACTTATCATTTTTTTTTCTCCTTCTCAAATATTAGTCTTGGATTAAATCCTAACTTATCAAATAATCTTCCTATCTTACTTGCAATCTTATCATCTTTCTTGCTGGGAGTAATAGTAGCTATAACAGAAAACAGAATATAAAGACAACCTATAACAGCTAATATCTTTTCTAGATTATTAAGTATGGCATCCATAGTCATTCTCCTTTCATAATTCTTAACATAGTTTCTAAATGTCTTCTATCCCTTTCCTCGTTTTCCTTCTTTAATTTCCACATCACTTTCCATATTACCTTATCACATTCAGATATTCTTTCCAGAATTTCCTTTAATTTCTCCATTAACTACTACTCCTTTCTGTTATATTGCCCTCACTATCCTGTGTAAGGTTAAATGTCTTAAGTAATGTGCTATTGTCTTCGTCATACAGTTCTTCATTTGCTCCACTATTTGTTATCTTTCTTTTACCTACTGCAAGTCCTCTAATATATTGCATTACCTTACCCATAGTTCCAGAAGTAGTATGGTCTGCTACTGTCTCATCCCATACTTTATCAGCAATATCATTCTTATCACTATCACTCATAGATAAAGCAGTCTGTGGTGCAGATTTCACATTATTAGAAGCATCAAATTGTATATTGTCTGTAGTTGCTTTTATTCCATCAGTATTAGATTTTACTGTGCTTATCTTCTCATCTATATTGTCTACAAGTAATTTTCCTATACTACCAGCAGTAGTGAGATTGGATGTTAAGAAGTCCCATATTGCCTGTATTGCACTACTACCAAGAGATGTAAGAGTCCTTGTGGTATAGCTCCATATAGCACTAATAAGATTATCCTGTGTATTACTCTCTATTGCATTTACTTCTGTCTTCACATAGTTAGAAGTGCTGAATTGTATCTTATCTACCTGTGTCTTAATGTCGTCTATTCTGTTAGAGGCATAGGTGTAGAAATCTATGAAATTCTGTTCATAAGCACTGGAAACATATAGACTGGTTACTCCAGCACTGGACATAGCAGAAGCAGGTACTTCTATCATATATTCACCATTACCCAGTTCTGTGAAAGAATTGAGAGATATTTCCTGATAGCCATGATTTTCATTAGCCAATTGTGTAGAGACATCAGAGATAGTAAGTCCAGTTTGCTGAAGATAAACATTGAGTTTGAGTATCTGGTTCTGTACTGCTTCCCAGGTTATTGTTTTGTGTATTGCCATTTTTATAACTCCTTATAGTTTAGAAAATCTTACCATATCAGGTACACTATCCATACTTTCTACTGGATCTTCATTGTTTAACATCTGTATTATGCCTTCTTTATAAAATTGTCTTATATCGCTTAAGTCTATAGTATCCGCACCTTCAGAAGAGGCATATTCTAATATTGCACCATAGACTATCAAATTATGATATTCTCTAGGGATTCGTGGTTCATCATAATCTCCAGTTAGTGGTGGATGGAGGGCGTAATAATTTACTTTTATTATTTTGTTATCCTCTGAAGGTGCGGGATAAACTTCCAGAATATAAACATTAGGAGGATCTATTTCATATTTGTCTTGAATTGAATATTTTAAATTCCTTCCTGCATTAGCATTACTATCAATTGTTAAAAGTTGTTCTTCTACATTAACATTAGTTATCTGAAAAGTATTTGTGTTTCCTTCAATTTTAATCCTTAATCCTCTCATATCACTTCTAAAATTGGTAATATATGGTGAACCCTCTACAGTAGTTAAAGCCCCATCATATATGGATACTGTACCTGCTTGGGAAGCTCCGCCATAAGGCTGGTCTAAAGTTAATTGAGTAGTACTATTTACTGCTTTTATACGATATATTTCCCCATCTCTTTGTGTTTTAAAAAATCTTCCTACCATTCGTGTATCAAATGCCGTTCCCTGTCCTTCTATAATTGGTGAACCATATTGAGGAAATACATATCCTACATTGGCAAATGGGGATTTTGTTCTCTGTCTTATAATTGCTACTGAAGGCGAAGAGGCTGATAAACTGGAGAGTTTATATTCATCTTTTGGTTTCCATATTTCTAATTGATTTCCATCATAAAATACCCCATCTATCCTTTTGAAATCTGTTGGTAAAGCATAATAATTTTCATCTTTTTCTGATAGAATTTCTACTGTTTCATATCTAAATTCCCATTGTGGATTGTAACGCAAAATATTATCCAATGCACTATTGAGAAGGTCTTTAATATATTGCCTTCTATGAGTGTCATTCTCTGGTATCCTAAAAGTTTTAAATAAGCGATTCTGCATCTGGAGAAAGTTCATCTACTTCCTCCTTCTTTTTTTCTTTCTTTATTTCTATTTCCTTCTTTGTGTCTTTTCTATTACTTTTCTTTGGCTGTGGTAAGTCTTTTTGTGCTTCTTTCTTTTCTCTTTCTATAATCTCTTCTGGCACTTCTATCTCAAAGAATAATACATTGAAATCCGAATGCTTTCTTAACTTCTCAATTATTTCTTTATCTGCTTCATCATCCAGTTCAAGCCTTCCTTTATTAAACTGTATCGACCTGCCCATTATCTCTCTCATCTGTCCATACTGATCCATCTGAAATTTGGAAGGCTCAATATTGATTTTAAGATTAGGATATTTTGAACATACAAATATAGCCATAACATTCTCCTTAAAAAGGTTAAAAGGGAGAGGATATTCTCCTCTCCCAAATTATGCTCACGCTGTAAAGTTCTTAAGGATACCGTGTGAACGTTCGTCTATCACCTTAAGACCTACTTCGGCGATAAACTCGTGTTTCACACCATCATAACCTGGATCTTGTACATTTCTTCTAAACTTAACTTCTCTTAGTACCTTATACTTAAGTTTGGAGAGGTCAAGACAGAAGACATAAGCACCATATACACTACCTCTTAATGTTCTATCGTGCACAAGCTGTACAGTTCCCCAAGGTGAAACATAGCTAACAACATTCACACCATACTGTTGATTACCAATTCTAGTAACCTGTAGTTTATTCTTTGCAAATCCACTTATGGCTTTAAGTGCAAGAGATGAGCAGATACATAATCTCTCATCGCTATCACCATAATCAAAGACTTGTCTTAAGAAATCATCCCATACTCCTTCGGTTAAAGCATTACCGCTATTATCAACAACATTAGTACTAATCCACTCAATTAATCCACCTGTTTGTCTAAATGGTTTACCATTCAGAGTGCCTACACTCTTACTACCATAGATAAAAGCATAGTTAATGCCTCTCAAAAACTCTCTTTCGGCTTTATCAATCCTATAAGTTTCCTCATTAGTTGTACCAAGAGTTTTAGAAGCCAAAAGAGTTCCTGTGAGTTCTACTGTTTTCTTAAATATCTGACAATAATTAGTTTTCTGTTCTACCTTGCTGGATACTGGATTGGCAAGAGTACCACCTTCAACGAATGTAGATCCTATGTTCTTAAGCTCTGCATCATCTGCAATTGCTGCGGCAGTTGTACCACCAAATCCTCTGGTTACTGTAACTGTGTTAGCACTTGTATCTACTGCACTTACATACATATTCTCACCTGTAGCTGGATTGTGTAATACATCGCCAACTACTACTGGAGAAGCATCATCAAGTTCAATTGTAGTATCTGTTACTGTCTGTGCACCTTTCACAGTCACAGTATCTGTTACAAGCTCATCTTCAAAGTGGTCGAATTTAGGCTGAATTGCTTGTTCCTTCCCCAATTTCTGGAGAAAGAAAGCAAGTGTTGCCTGATTGAGCTTTCTCTCATATATTCCACTCCAATCGAAATCTAATCGACTGGAGAGTATATTACCAGTATCAATTTGTCCTCTAATTACTGCCATTTTTCATCCCTCCTTTATCTAGAAATTAAACTGTTAATTCCTAAGCCAACTTTATCCAAACCCAATAACTGTACCAATTTATCACTCTCATCTCTACCTACTACACTAGGTTCGAGATGAGTTCCCCCTGCTTCAACCTGTGCCATCCTTTTTAAATCAATTACTTCTTTTGATTGTGCTTGATTTTTGTTTTTAATCATATCATCAAAAGCTACCATTTTAAAAGCGTCCACAAGACTTAAATTAGGATTTCTCTCAATGACTGCTTTTACTGCTGGAATATATTTTTGATAATTAGGTATCTTCTGTATCTCCTCTATTTCTCTGCTAGCTGTATGTTCCACAAGCTGTTGTGTAAGAGGAGATATATATTTTTTCACTGTTGCATCCAATAATTTTTGCATTACTCCCAGTTGTTCTTCATCAAAAAGTTCTTTAGCTTTTGCTAATAAATCATTTAAATCTTCTTCTTCCCCCACAGTCTTTTTAACCTTTGTATTTATTAAATCCTTTTCGGTTAAAGACTGTCGGATTTGGTCAAGTTCTTGCTTGAGAGTTTCTTGATTTTTCTCAAGCTCCTCAATATATTTTATTGCTTCTTGTTCATCTTTAAATCTACCAAGATAACTTTTTTCACCTTCCTCTCCTTTGTCTTGTTGTGTATCTCCTTCTGTAGGATTTCCTACATCTGGAGATAAATTAGTTTGCTGGAGATTCAGGTCATCAAAATTTGCTCCTGGTTCTCCGCCCCCATCATTTGTAGATGGGTCAAGTGTACCAGATTTAATTTCATCTAATAAAGACATATTATTCCTCCTTCATTAAAAGTTTTTCATATTCGCTGGCAATATTTTCCAGCTCCTGTTCAAATAAATCTAATCCCTTTATTATACCATAAAGGGTTAGATAACTTTTTTCTTCTAATGGTTTTGCTCCTATCATATTTTCTACTAGCTCTCCTCTTTTATTTACTAAATATTCTTTTATTGTCTTCCAAACTTCATTATTTCTTACTAATTCATATATTAACGTAATTTGTTCAATTGTCAAGTTAAAAGTTTGCTGTAATTCTTTATAACGTTGTTCTTGCCTGTCCGACATTAGCACCTCCCATAGTTATTCCTGCCATTCCTGCAGCTTCATTGTAAGCCTGTTGCTGAAATTCTGTTCCTTCTTGCTGTATTGGTATATTTTTAAGTAATTCTCTTATTCCTGATAACTGTCCACCTATACTACCTAAAACTCTGCTATCTTCAAGAGATAAAAGAATATGCTTATATACGTGTCTCAATACTCTTTCTCTTACTGCTGGCGGTAAGTCTGGTACATCCAGTAATTTAAAGTGTATTGGTAAATGTTTACTATGTAATTCTCCAGGTAACACTTCAATTTCTTCCTGGAATAGTAGCATTTTCCTGTTTTCTTCGTATGGGTCTCTATAATATCCTTCTCTTAATATCATAGGCTTCTTCAAAAATCTTTCTGCACCTCTAATATTAGCTCTTTCAAGGAATATCTTTGCTAATTCTCTTTCGTCAAATTGCTCCATAATTGGTGTATTTTGAATAATAGATAATCCTTGTATAAATTGTTGAAAATCTATAATTCTATTACCAAGATAGCCACCAAGACTATAATCAAATTCGTATTCTTCTGTAAATAGCTCATCGTGAGTAAAGCTATATAATTGTCCGTCATCTCCAAAAATATCTATAACTCGTTGTTTATTACCAAATTGCTTCTCAAGTCTGTACATATCTCTGAATATTCTTGCCATTTCATATTGTGCAAATTGCACTTTAATATCAAGTCTATAGCTTGCTCCTGCCATTCTAATTGAGGCTTCTGTTGCTGTAGTTCTACGCTGTGTAGGTTCACCTCTAGCTATTTCTGGGTCTCCATTTACTGCATCCATAAGTTTTTCTGCTTGTTGTTGTTCTATATAAGCCGATGGTGTAACATCACTTAATTGAAATTCTTTTACTTGATTTATATCTATAAGTTTTTCAACTCCCCCTGGTCTAAATCTAATTCGTTTGCCTTTAAATCCACTTGTAGCTCCTACAAATATCATTTTGTGGATTATACGATTGAGATTATCTATTCTCTGATTGATTATTGTATTTGCCAATTGTTCTGTATCCAAATTAGGCTCTATACATCCCATTCCTACAAAGTAATCATCAAGTACTACTGAACGATAGAAATAATACGGAATTATGCCATCATCAAATGGATTATCTCTGTATCTTATTAATTTTCCTTCTGCTACACAGATTAGAGTATCTTTATCCCACCTCTCTATGATTTCTACCATTGGTTCTACTGTATCCCATTTCTGAATAAAAGAATGATTCATTGTATTGGGATTTTTAATTCCTTTAAGTTCCTTTGTATTAAAATAAAGTGGTGAATTCTGTACATAGCTTAATGGTCTATAAAATACCTCAAATACATATCTTAAGTCTTCATCTGGGTCAACCGCATCAGGATTCCACCAGAATCTTCTTACATTCACAAAAGCATTTTTAGGCTGGTCTTCTACGATGTATTCGTCATCAGTCTTTACTTTCATTATTCCTACTAAATCACCTTGTTCATTATACACAGGTCTTCTTACAATCTTTGATTTAGTCTTAAAGCTCCAGAATAGCTTAAGTGGAGATAATCCAAGTCTTTCACCTTGCTTTACCCATTTATACACAAGAGATAAAGCATTCTGTTTTTGAAAGAAATTATATTTTAATCTTTTTTGAATTGCCTTTGCTTTGAGTTCTTTGAGTTCACTATTATCTTCATTCGGGAATACACTACAAGGTGGATCAAAGTTTAATAATGCTGGTACGATTTTAGATGTACTGCTTTCTACAGCTTTATATGCATACCATATTCTCAAATTGCTTCTAATTTCGTCTGGGTCTTCGGATTTTAATTTCTTTTTTATGCCATAATAGGCTTTATCGCAATTTTCCCATATACTATCATAATAATTACTTCTCCATTGTTTACATTTTCTAAATTGCTCCATAAATTTAGTTACGATAAATTTCTCAAACTCTTCACGGTTCTTTATCGGTGCTTCTCCAAAAGGAGTGCTTTTTGTCATTGATTTTTGTTGATATGCTTCATCTAATTGAAATGCTGAAATCATACTTCTATCTCCAAAAATCCTTTTAAATATAATTTATCACACTACTTACATCTTGTCAAGTAAAAAATCAAAATCACTTTCATTATAATTGCTGATATATATTATTGCTCTGGAATAAAAATCTACTTCTAGTCGCTCAAATTCTGGTATTACTAAATCATTAAATTTATCTAATAATTGGTCTTTTGCTGGATAATCTTCTAAATCAAATCCAACTGCATAAATATTTTTACAACCACAACATAAGAGATAATGAATTGCTGTAAATATAGCAAATCCCCAATTCACCAGTTCTGGATAATCTCTAATAGACAATTTTCTAGAATTTTTACCCATCTTTGGTATCCATTTTACAACTTCTATTTTGTCTTTATCTGGATGTGTAGCCAATGAGTTATGTATAGCTGGGATATCATCAAGATAAATATAATACACTGGTTCTTTAAATCGTAGTCGATTTATAGATAGATTTATTGCTACTTGTATCAATCCTTTGTCTAAATATCCTTCAATATCTTCTTCTAAAGTCTTTCCATTACAAATAAGCAATCCATCAAGCAAATCAATATCTGGTTTTTCAAATTTAATACCCTGTGGAATCAAATAATGGTTCATAGTCATATTCCTCCTGTTCTTCTATCATATCTGGAAATTTACCAATAAATAATTGTTGTGCTAGTGCATCAAGAATATCATCGTGTTCTGTCTTTTTAAATCCAGTATAATGTAACATCTGCATTTCTAATTCTTTGTGTTCTTTTTTGATATAAATATCTCCTCTAGCAAAATAAGGCTGTAACATAGCAATTCTTTCGTATTTAGATTGATTTGTAGGCGGTGTAAATTTTTGTATATTTGTTGCGTGTATTCCTCGCTTCATCATCTCTTGCATAAAAAAATCCCACAAAGCACCACTATTTCCTGCGATTTCTATACTCATAAGATGGGGTCTATAAAAAAGATATTTATTTATCATTAGCTGTACAAGCTGTGCTGGTGCATATCTACCTACAACATAATCATACACAAATATAGCTCCATTTGGATATTCATTGCACATTCCTACCCAATAACATACCATAATACAACTATAATCTGCAGAAGATTTTGTACTGCTAGCTGGATCTACAGTGATATAAAACAATCCTGGCTGGTCTGGCAATTCTTCATAATATTTTATCATCTTCTCAGTAAACAATCTATCTTCACTAAGTACAGGCTGATTATAATATTGACAGGAAAACAAATATCTAGACATACTACGCTTCAAACTATTTAAATACGCTTCATTGAATTTTTGTGGAAATATAAATACTGTTTTACCATCTCTATCTTCTGTTACCTGCCGTATACTTTTATTAAATTCTGGATTATCCAGAATATCCCCATACACATCATTATGGTCCCATCTCGTCCCAATTACAACCTGTCCACCACTCGGCTCTAACACTGCTAAACTACTCTCATACGCTCTTTTTATCCGCTCCAATCTCTCCGTACTCGCACTATTAACTTCATTCACAATATCATCATATACAATCACATCATAATGCCTACCAACTATATTCGCCTCAATCCCCATACCTTCCAGTGTCGGCTCTGGAAAAAATTTGTCCCTATTCACCTTAATCGCACCTTCCCGCCAATACATCCTGCTCGGATCTTTCGGTCTAACCTCTGGAAAAAAATAATTGTATTTTTCATTGTACAAAATTATATCACCTATCATTCCTACCCACCTGATTGCATTCTCTGTCGTACCACTTAATAATAACACCCTGATATTCCTATCCTTGCTTATCAACCTCAACGTATTCCCTATGGTCAATATGCTGGTCTTTAAATGCCCTCTCGGCCACATCACTAATATCTTAAAATCCTTCCTGCTTAATACCCAATTGTCTATCTTCCTACATTCCTCACGATGAAATTCATTATCAATATCTTTATACCCTAATACATCATAACAAAATAACCAAAGATTACTCAATACCTTTCTCCGATATTGCTCCCACTCCACCGACTTAAATTTTATATATTTCTGCTTCAAACCAAACTCCTTAATTTAATTTTTTTGTTTTACAACAAAATATACGCCAACGCCGATAAAAATACAATCACATAACACAAAAACCTGACTATCTTCATCACTATCCTATCAAAAAGCGTCTCTTCCTCATAGATTTTTATGTCTTCCATAATTCTCTCCTGATAGAATTACCTTATTTTTTATTTTTCTACTTCAACCAAGCCCAATCTCTTTATCCTCATCTTCCTCATCCATTACACTCACTTCCATCTTGTCTGGCATATCAAGTTGAGGTAGTTTCCTACTACCACCTCTATTCTCGGTCTGACTCTTTTCCTTGTAAATCTTATACCTCTTTACATCTATTACCTCATTCCTCGCCTCATTCAATACCTTCAATACACCAATCCCTTCCATACGATATAATACATCATTCAAATAAAGTAACCTGTAAGTATGGTCTCCGATGGGTACTGCTATACTACCACGCAACCTGCCTAATAACGCTCTAATTAACCTGCTCATTACCACCTTCGTCCTCTCTAACAACCTATCACTATTGCTTATTAATGCTCGCAAATCCTCATTCTCGGCCTTCAACGCACGATAATCTTCTAACAACAACGCTATGTCATTCAATAAGTCCTTACCCTTATACTCACCTGTGGCTACATACGCTTCCAACCGCTCGGTGTGCTTACTACGATTCGCCATATACAACTCCTAAATGAGGTTTTATTACATTATAACATAAAACTGGACGATGTCAAGAGAGAAAGAGATTTTTGGTTGGATTGTGTGAAGGGATATATAAGTCTCCCGCACCTCGCCTCTGGGAGACCCCCCTCGCTTTCTTTTTCAATTTCATATAGGTAAGCTGAAAACGGCACACGGGACACACAAAGCACATACGGCACAAGATATACGAGATACACAGGACACACAGAACACGCACAAAAACACATATAAAACACAAAAGAAACAGGACAATGGGATATACACGGCACATAAGACACATAAGACAAAACACACAGGACACATAAGGACACATAAGGACACATAAGGACACACACAGCACACAACATAACAACAAGACATAAGACACAAGACATAAGACACACAACATAAGACACAAAACACAAAACACACAGCACACAACACAAAATAAAGACACTTCTGCACTTTCTGCAAACTGGGCTCTGTTTTGGCTTCTGGCTCTGGTAGATTCTGGTGGACTGTGGGCTCTGATAGCTCTGGCCTGCGGTAGATTTTGGACTTAACAGACTTTTGTTCTCTTTTTTGACACCTTGTCTTTCTGACAAAAAG